GTTCCAAATTCGACGGCAGGCACGTTCACTGGCACGGCCACCAACAGCAGTTATTACTTGACTGGCGTAGTCACCTCGTTCGGCTTGACGGTTGGAATGGTCATCACGTCTCCCTCAGACCTGTCGTGGTCGGCAGTCATCACCTCAATCGGTTCCAACTCCGTAATGCTTAACGCCACGCCGAGTTCGGGTGTCTACAGCGCAACGGCCCCACAGGTTTTCACTGTGCTTCTGCCCCAAGTTTCGGCTGGAGTGACCGGAATTGGCTACGACCTCTCCCAATTTCTGAACGATGCCAGCATCAGCCAGATGATTGACGCTACTGAAACCACCACGTTCCAAACCGGTGGCAGTAAGTCCTACATTCAAGGGTTGAAGGAAGGCACCGTCAGTCTGTCCGGCTTCTATGACGGAACACCAGCCGGTATTGACCCAATTATGTACAGGACTGCCAACCACGCAGCCAACAAGTCCGTTCTTATCTTCCTTGATGGTGGAAACAACGCTACCCCGGCAGTTTGCTATATGGCCAACGGTGTCCAAACCAAGTACGACTTGAAGTCGCCAGTTGCCGGTGTTGTTAGTGCTGATATGGAACTTCAGGCCGATGGTGGCGTGTGGCGTGGATACGGCCAGTACATCACTTCGGGAACCACCAGCCTCACCGCAGCAGCCACGGTCAACAACAACTTTTCCACCTCAAAGGGTGGGCTGTTGATTATGGGCGTTTCGTCGGCCAACGGCAACTCCGGTTCTTCGTTGCTGGAATTCCAAACCTCGCCAACCGGCTCAGTGTGGACAACGGTGGAAACGCTGACTGTTGACGCTTCAACCTCTTACGGGATTGGTGCAGTCGCCATCAACCTCGTTGGAACCATCCCGCAGTACACCCGCCTGTACTACTCCGTCGGAAGCGGAGTGACAGCCAACATCTACTACGGGTTCGCCCGCTTCTAGAAGGAGATAGCAATGCCCATTTTCAATCACGGTAAGAACGCGTTTCTGGCTCTCGGATACGAGTTGTCCGGTTCCACCTACGCAACCTGCACCCTGACCAGTTCCTCGTCGCTCTCCAGCGTTTTAGTGCCTGCTGGCACCCTGCTCGCTGGTGGTGCCGGTGCTTACGGCAGCCCGTCAATGCTCGCTGGTTCGACGGCCGCCTATGGTGTGTTCGCTGGTGGAATCCCCGGCTACACGACCACCCAAATCACGAGCAGCAGCACGAGCGTCACGCTGGCTGAATCGGCAATTGGTGGAACCGGTGTCCTGCCTGCCGTTGGTACGGCTGGCGTTCCGCTTCTGCCGATGGTGAACATCTCGCCATTTATCAACGACGCTGGACTTCCGGTTGCCATTGACGCAAGCGAAACCACGACGTTCAGCCAAGCCGGTGTGAAGACCTACATTCAGGGTCTGAAGGGCTACTCGCTTACGTTTGCTGGTATGTACGACCAGACTGCTGCTGGTGCAACCTCGGCTGCCGATGGCGTTGCTGGTGGAATTGACTACATCGTTTACTGTATGGAGAACTGGCAGAACATTGCTGGAAACTTCGTTCAGTTCGTGTACGGCCCGTCTGACCCCGGCCAGTTCGTTCTTGGTTCGGCTGGTGTGCCATCCATCAAGTACTTCGGCCAAGGCGTTTTCACCAAGTACGACCTGAAGTCATCGGTCAACGGCGTTGTGACGTTCGACGGTGAAATCCAAGTGACAGGCCCCGTGTATCGGACTATCCTCTAGGTAACCCTAGTAAGGAGCAGGAATGTCAAATCTCGCACAGCAAATTTTTGCCGTAGACGATATCGAAAGCGAACTTTTGGAAATCGCGCAGTGGAATGTCACCGTGCTGGTCAAGTCAATGACGGCCAAGGACCGCGCCCGGATGATTGGTCGCTCGGTTCAGGCCAACGGCAACTTCGACTTGGAAGAAGTCCTGCCCGACTTGGTGATTCACTGTACTTTCGACCCAGAGACGGGCGAGCGTGTGTTCACGCCAGCCGACCGCGAGATGCTGATGTCCAAGGCTGCCTCGGCCATCGAACTCATCGCCACGGTTGCAATGCGCTTGTCCGGTATGGACGAGGATGCAATTGAGAGGGCGGGAAAAGGCTTGTAGATGACCCGGAAAGGAGATTTCTCTTTGAGTTGGCTGAAAAGTTAGGCCGAACCGTAGAGGAACTTCTTGACGGGTCACCGTCACACAAACCAATTTCCGCTTACGAAGTGACTGAGTGGCACGCATTGTGGCGACTGAGGAACTACGAACACGAACAGGCCACAAAGGGCTACTAGCGGAAAGGGGGTAGTGAAATGACGATGGACACCGGTGGCGACAACCTAATCGCCAATGCCATCCGTATCGCTATCCTTGGTGACAACAAGCAATTCAAGAGCGTTGTCGGTGACAGCGTTGAATCAGCAAAGGCCGCAGCAGACGGCATCAAAGGTGCTTTTGCCGACGTAGGTGGGTTCCTTTCCAAGGCAGTTGGCTTCTTCGGTGTCGCTGCGATGGTTGACAAATCAGCAGAAGCCGCTTCCAAACTGACCGGTCAACAAAATCTTCAGGCAACGATTCTGAAGAACCAGTTGTCCCCAGAACTGGTGAAGCAGTTCGGCATCACTAAGGGAATCGAGGGTAATTACTCCAAGATTCTTGCCAATGCTGCGATGATTCAGTCAACTTCAACCGGTATGAGCGTCACCCAGATAACGCAGGCCCAGACGATGTTCCTTACCAACAAGGAACTGGCCAATATGTTTGCCACCGGTCAGAAGATTACTTCTGGGCCACTGACCGGTATGAACGTTCAGTTGGAAAACGCAATGAACGCTGCTGCAAACTTGGCAGGAACGATGGGTGGCAACGTCTACGCCGCGTCTCGTCTGCTGAACCGAGTATTGGAAGACCCGGCAAAGCGTGTGACAGCACTTCGCCGTTCTTCGTTGCAGTTGAGTACCGACCAAATCAACTCCATTAAGCAGATTGAGGCTTCACAGGGCAAGGTCGCTGCCCGATACGCCACTTTGCAATTGGTGAACTCAGAACTCGGTGGTGCTGCTCAGGCAGTGGCCAACCCGATGGAGAAGTTGCAGAACGACTTCCAAAACCTCACCATCGAACTTGGTGAGGTTTTTCTCCCGTTAATTAACGCATTTTCTGATGTAATTGCTAATTTGGTTGGTTCAATTGCTCCGATGATGCAGCAATTGGCAAACGTTATTAAGCCAACAATGATGGCTATTGGAACTGCAATCGGTGATGTTTTTACGATTGTTGAACCAATCTTGAACACCATTACCACAAGAATATTGCCAGACCTTATGATGGTTCTTCAACCAATTATTGACGCATTTGGTAAAATGGCAAACGCTTTTGCAAATTCTGCTGCTCTAAAAGACTTCTTGACCATCATAGGAAAGTTGTTTGACAAGTTGTCTTTGAAACTTCTCAAATTGCTTCTTCCGTTATTCACCAATTTGCAAAAGACATTTGACAAAATGTCCAAAAACGGTCAATTGGACAAGTTGTTCAAAAATCTTGCCAACGTGTTCGCCACACTGCTGCCGATTCTTCCCCAACTCATCCAGTTCGGCATCACACTGGTGGAAGCGTTGTTCCCCCTGTTTCTCCAGTTCTTCCCCATCCTCATTCAATTTATGCAGTGGGGTGCTGATTTTCTTGCGTGGTGCATCAAGGTTGTCCCTGCCGTAGCAAAAGTTGTCGAAAAAATCCTAAAGTGGGCAGACGGGCTTCCCATCATCAAGCAACTGTCGCACCACACTGGCGTTCTGAAGGACATCATCCTTGGCTTGGTCGCAGTCTGGTTCACCAGAGGGATGTTCCTCGCTCCGTTGAAACTCATCATCGGCACTATTGACAAGATGCGGGACAGCATCAAGTTGGCCCAGAAGGGCTTCAGCGACTTGAAGGGAGGTGGCTTTGGTAAGGGCCTGAGGCAAATTCTCGGCCTTGGTGGGGCTGCTGAAAAAGACGCACAAGTTGTTGCTGTAGAAGCGAACACGGTTGCCCTCGGTGAAAACACGGCTGCCCTTGGTGGCAACGCATTAAGCAACGAAGTTGGCGGTGGCGGTGGCGCAGGCAAAGACGCAAAGGAAGCCGAAGGATTCTTCAAGAAGTTTATGAAGTTCGCCAAGAACCCAGTGAAAACTTTCAAGGAGATGGCCGGAGGCGCACTGGGCAAGTTGAAGAACTTGTTTGGTCGCCGTGCTGGAAAAACTGCTGCTGATGATGCAGCATCCACTGGCGAGGCTGCTGCTGATGAAGCAGCATCCACCGGCGAGGCTGCTGCTGGTGAAGCAGCATCCACCGGCGAGGCTGCTGCTGGTGAAGCAGCATCCACCGGCGAGGCTGCCCTTGCTAGTGGTGGAGCAGAGGCTGCTGCTGCCACTGGTGGTGAAGCACTTGCCGGTGCTGCTGCTGCCGGAGGTGCTGGTG